TACGGACCTCCAAGCGGTCATAAAGAAGATAGCTTAACGACATATGCCGTTCAGCCTCTCCTTAAAACCGTAACCAAAGACACAACTCGTCGTTTACGGGTAGTCGGATCTGATCAGGGTGAGTTTTCCAGTTGGAACGCTTACGCTGTTTCACCTCCTCAATCCGTAAGACGATTGTGGACCGATGACAGTTATTATTCTGGGAGTGGTGGGTACTATTATAGGACCCACGATGACCAGATATATAGCTGGATCGGACCAACAGCTCGCATCACTCAACTCACTGTTGATTCACTAATGAACGCTGAAGAGTCGATTGCTTCGTCACTTATGGCGAAACACTCTATGTCCATGTATAAGGGTATCCTCCCTTCTGCTAGGACATATACTCTTTTTCGTAACATAGTGGAGCTTAGAGATTTGCCGAGAAGTATCTTACAATTGCGAGATACCCTCGTTCATCTCGATCGCTCGTTTGACGTTCGTAACATACCACACAAAGTACGGAGGAAAGTAACCTCCGTTAACACTTCTTTGCGTGATGTGCCAAAAGAATGGTTAAGTTATTCTTTTGGATGGCGTCAAACATACAGTGATTTGATGGGTTTGTTGGCCTCTCCTCAAAAAATCGGAAATAGGATTAATTTCCTGATCAGAAGAGGAAATAAGCCAACAACGTTTCGCTCGAAACGTAACTTCGAATCGAGCTCAACGGCGTCTTCCGGCTTCGTCTATGACGTCACATTGCCTGAAAGAGGCGCGACTAGCGAGCACATAGTGACTCGCAAAACCGAGCTACGTATGGTGGTAAATGCCACTATACCCTTTCCTCCAATTGACGTTCCCGGTCTTATGCGTCGAGAGTTTTTGCATAAGATGGGTACCACGCCCACTTTCACGGATCTATACAATTTAGTTCCGTGGACTTGGTTGGTTGATTGGTTTACTGGCCTTGGTAATTATATCGATATCATCGATACAATTGCTTCGGACAATTCACTTATCAACTGGGGAGTTATCACTGCGGAGACGCAGGGGAAACTCACCACGCGGCATCAGACGTATGTTGAATCTACAGCACATCGAAGTTTCAACGGAATTGGGTATACAGATACTACTAAGGTTCTGTACCCCCATACCTCCGATTTGTACTTCACCTCCCATTTAAGGAAGGATGTGTCGCAGATACTCGATGTAGGCATCGCTACTGATCCAAGTACATTAAGCTTGTATCAGCAATCGATACTCGGTGCGTTATTATCAACGCGCATCGTGTTTAGGCGTTAGGGAATCCTTCTCTAACGTTCAACATTTATTACCAGGAGACGTCTATGCTTATCGATCCGATCACTGTTGCGGCCTCTGCTCCAAATCCTGCTCTTGCGTTGGCTATTGTCAACCAAGACAGTTTTGGAACCGAGCGGCGTGATACTAATGGTGGTGGTTACTCGACCATCATCAATCACGCCAAGATTAAGGACGGTGAACGTCATTATATCCAACTGTTGTTGGAAAAAGACGTTACCGATCCTTACACTGCCGTTGTACGGAGAAAGAAAGCCTCCGTATCTATGTCGATAACGATGCCTACCGGTTTTACAGCGACCGAGATGGTAAATCTCGCGAAGTTGTTAACCGATACGATCGCCGACACAGACGTGACCACGACGAAGCTGCTCCAATGGCAGAGCTAGATTTGC